CGGGAGGGCTCGGTGCGTGACTTTGTGGCGGTGGGCGATGTGGACATCAAGGTCATCGGTGCGGACAGCCCCATTCTGGACAGCCAGATCCCGGTCCGCCAGATTCTGGAGCAGCTGGTGGCCCGGACGGGCATTCCCCCCTTTATGCTGGGTTTGTCCTGGTCGTCCACCGAGCGGATGAGCGCTCAGCAGGCCGACCTGCTCACCAGCGAGATCACCGCCATCCGGCGCAGTCTGGAACCCGCTCTGAGCCGGGTGGCCGAGCTGTGGCTCCGTCTCCACGGCTATGACGACCGGGTGGACATCCTGTGGGAGGACATCAACCTGCAGGACATCGTGGAGGAGGCCCGGGCGGAGCTGTACCGCGCCCAGGCGGCCAATTTGAAGGAGGAAGCGAAATGAAGATCGTCAAGGAATCCCAGGGCGGCCGGGGCGGAGCGGTGAGCGCCGAGGATCTGGCCCTCATCAACCAGCTGTCCCGAAAGGAGCTGGCGGCAGAGGATGTCTACACCTTTTCCGTCCGCCTGTGCGACAACGAGGTGGATCGGGACGGAGAACGCTTTGCCCCCCAGACCCTGGAGGGGCTGGCCCCCATGTTTGTGGGCAAGAGCGGCATCTTTGACCACCAGTGGTCGGCCAAAGGGCAGGCCGCCCGCATCTACAAGACCGAACTGATGTGGGAGGGCGGCCGCCTGACTAAGGCCGGAGACGGCTACGGCTGGCTGAAGGGCTATGCCTACATGCTGCGCAATGAACACACGCAGGCCCTCATCGACGAGATCGACGCGGGCATCAAGAAGGAAGTGAGCGTGGGCTGCGCGGTGGAGCGCACCGTGTGCTCCATCTGCGGCCAGGACATGGGCACCTGTCCCCACAAGAAGGGCGAGGAGTACGACGGCAAGCTGTGCTTTGCCAGCCTGGAAGGGGCCAGCGATGCCTATGAGTTTTCCTTTGTGGCCGTCCCCGCCCAGCCCGCCGCCGGTGTGGTAAAGGGTCTGGGCAAGGGTGTGGCCACCCTGAAGGAGCTGGCCGAACAGTGGCCCGGCTGCGCCGCCCAGCTGAACCAGCTGGAGAAGGAAGCTGAACTGGGCAGAACCTACCGCAGACAGCTGGAGGGAGAGGCCGTCCGCCTTGGCCTGCTGGCTGGGCTGGGTCTGGAGGCGGAACAGCTGCGTGCCATGGTCAAGGGGATGGAGGCCAATCAGCTGGAGCAGCTGAAGAGCGCCTGGGGCCGTCAGGCCGAGAAGCGCTACCCCCTGAAGCCCCAGCTGGAATATGGTGAGAAAACGACTGCGTCCAAAGCGGTGGACGGGGCGTTTTTGATTTAAAAGGGAGGAATATGAGATGAGCAAGATTTCGTTCGAAGACATCGGCGCCGTGGTCGCCACCTGTCAGGTGGAGGAGGGCGTCACCGGCGGTCAGGTGGTCAAGCTGACCGACAGCGCCAAGGTGGGCCCCTGTGCCGACGGCGAGGCCTTCTGCGGCGTGGCCATGGAGCCCCGCACCGGCATTGCCGGTGTGCAGTTTAAGGGCTTTATGACCGTCCCCTGTGCCGGCGAGCTGACCCCCGGCTGGGCCACCCTGGCCGCCGACGGCAATGGCGGCGTCAAGAGCGCCGACACCGGCGTGACCGCCCTGGTCATGGGCGTCAACAGCGACGGCACCGCCGTCATCTGTCTGTAAACAAGGAGGAGAGAGACTATGGCTTACCGTTTTGACAACCTGAAGCTGGACAAGGGCATGTACCGCCAGACCGGCACCACCTTTACCCAGGTGCTGGAGTCCATGGACCCCAGCCAGCAGTACAAGGGCACCGAGCTGGAAGGCCTGGACGCATTCCAGCGCCAGCTCAAGCGCTTTGACATCAAGGTGAAGGGCGCCGGCAGCGACTGCGTGGAGAAGTTCTTCCGCACCGCCGACTCCGCCGTCCTGTTCCCTGAGTACATCTCCCGCTGCGTCCGTCAGGGCATGGAGCAGGGCGACATCCTGCCCCACATCACCGCCGCCGTCACCCGTTTTGACGGCATGGACTACCGCTCCATCACCGCCGAGGCGGGCGGCGACGACAAGCAGCTGCGTCTGGTGGATGAGGGCGCAGCCATCCCCAGCACCACCATCAAGGTGCAGAGCAACTTGGTCAAGCTGAACAAGCGAGGCCGTATGCTGGTGGCCTCCTATGAGGCCGTCCGATTCCAGAAGCTGGACCTGTTCTCCGTCACCCTGCGCCAGATCGGCGCCAACATCGCCCGTGCCTACGTGGAGGACGCCGTGGAGGTGCTGATGAAGGGCGACGGCAACGGCAATGCCGCCCCCGTGGACAACGTGGCCTCCGCCGGCACCCTGACCTACGACGACCTGCTGGACTTCTGGGCCAAGTTTGATCCCTATGAGATGAACACCCTGCTGGTGTCCGGCGACGTGATGCTCAAGCTGCTCAAGCTGCCCGAGTTCCAGAATCCCCTGACCGGCCTGAACTTCCAGGGCACCGGCAAGCTGACCACCCCCCTGGGTGCCACCCTGCTGCGCTGCCCCGCCCTGCCCGAAGGCACCATCATCGGTCTGGACAAGGGCTACGCTCTGGAGATGGTCCAGGGCAGCGACGTGATGGTGGAGTACGACAAGCTCATCGACCGTCAGCTGGAGCGCGCCGCCATCACCACCATCAGCGGCTTTGCCAAGGTCTTCCAGGACGCCAGCCGCGTGCTGAAGGTCTGATGTGACCCAAAGGCGGCCCCCAAACCATGGGGGCCGCCTTGAGACAGGAGGGTTGAACATGACAGAACAATGTTTGGCGTTGTGCCGGGCCATGGGCGCCGGGGAGGGGCAGGATGTGCTGCTCATCCCTCTGATCGAGGCGGTGTCCGCCGCCCTGGAGGGCCGCCTGAAAAGGAGCGTGACCCCCGAACACTGCGGCTCCGCCTTCCCTCTGGCGGTGGCGCTGGTGGCCATGGACGGGCTGGAGCGGGCCACCGGCGGCAGCCGGGTGGCCTCCTTTGCCGCCGGTGAGGTGTCCATCCGGACCCAGTCGGTGGAGCAGGGTGGTCTGACCGCCCAGGCCGAGCGGCTGATGGCGCCCTGGATGGAAGAGAAGGGCTTTGCCTTCCGGGGGGTGGCGGGATGATGGACCGGGAATGGAGCGCCATCCTGAACCGCTACGGGCAGGAGGTTGTGCTCGCCGATGGTGAGGGGGAAGGAATCGCCGTGCGGGCTTTCCTCCAGCCTGTGCTGGACAAAAGCCGGGAGCAGGAATTGCCTACCCCTCTGGGCCTGCGCCGGGAGGACCGGTGGCTCTATCTGGGGCCTCCCGGTGCAGCCCTGACCGCAGGGAGCACTGCCGTCCGTTGGCAGGGGCAGACCTATGAGGTCCAGTCCGCACATCTGGTGGGCGGCAGCCACTGGTGGGCGGTGCTGCGGCCCCGGGACAAGGAGGCCGCATGAGTACTGGACTGGAACGCATCCGGGAGCGGATGACCGACTATTTGACCGCCCGGGGGGTGGCGGCGGTGGCCGCCTGGCCTGAGGGCGGGCGGCAGGAGCTGGACGGCCCGGTGGTGGTTGTCTCTCTGCGCGGCTGTCAGGCCGGGCCCGCCGGCTTCCAGAACTATCTGGGAGAGCGGTACAACGAGGAGACTGGCCTGTGGGAGGAACTGTACGGACGAAAGGCCACCCTGACATTTGGTTTGGACCTGTATGCTCCCGCCCGAGGAGATGGGGCGGATCTGCAGAAGGCCTTCGACACCCTGGCCGCCGCCCTGGCCGAGGACGGCCCCGAGGGGCTGACCGTAAAGGAGTTCTCCTGTGGCGAGAGCCAGTACGATGGGGCGGCCCGGCTGCGTAAGCGGACGGCCCAGGCGGTGTGCGAAGCCTATCTGTATGCCGTGGCCCGGAGCGGCGAACTCTTTACCGATTTTGAACTGCGAGGTGGATTGCAAGCATGAGTATCACAGTACATCAGCGTCCTGGGATCTATTCCTCCTATGACGCATCCTCCGTCGTCAGCGGCAGCGGCGGCGGAGCCGTGGTAGGTCTGGCGGCGGTAAACACCGTGGCCGAGGCCGGCAAGGTGCAGATGGTGACCAGCTACGAGAAGGCGGTTACCCTGTTTGGTTCCGGCGGCGGTCAGGACATGGCGGAGCTCATCCGTCTGAGCCTGAAGAACGGCGCCTCCGCCGTGGCCGCCGTAGCGGTGGCCGATGAGGAGAGCTATCAGGCGGCATTTGACACCCTGAATGCCGTGGAGAACATTTCCGTTTTGATTTGCGGCAGCACCGACCTGACCGTTCAGCAGGCCCTGCGTGACAGCGCCGTCCAGGCCTCCAAAGGCCGCCGCGAGCGCATTGCCGTGGTGGCCGGCGGCGTGGCCGAGACGGTGGAGGAGCTGATCGAGCGGGCGGCGGGCCTGAACCATGAGCGCGTGGTTTTGGTGGCCCCCGGCGGCGTGGACAAGGCGGGTGCCAACAATTCCGGCCTGTCCGTGGCTGCGGCAGTGGCGGGCGCCATCGCCGGCGAGAGCGACCCCGCCATCCCTCTGGGCGGCGCGGAGCTGAGTGGCCTGTACGGCCTGTCTCAGCAATACAGCGACGGCGATCTGGACCTGCTCATTCTGGGCGGCGTGACCCCCGTGGAGAGCGTGGGTGGCGTGGTCAGTGTAGTGCGCGGCATCACCACCCGCACCACCAGCGGCGGCGTGGCGGACAGCACCTGGCGTGATCTGGCCACCATCCGCATTGTGGACAACGTGATCCCCGGCCTGCGCAGTGCCCTGCGCGCCAAGTTCCGCCGGGCCAAGAACACCGAGCAGAGCCGGGGCGCCATCCGCGCCCAGGTGGTGCTGGAACTGGAAAACAAGCTGGCCCGTGAGATCATCTCGGGCTATGAGAATGTG